CACCCTTGGCAACAGTAGTTAGCTCTCTAATTTGTTTAGTTGTTAAGCCTGCTGTAGCTCCTAGTGAGGCACTAGATAGTGCATCAGACATAGAAATAGCCCCATCTGTTAGGGCCTTCATATCTTTAGCTAAGCTACGAATACCAGTACCTAGGCGTACGGAAAGGATATCAGCTGCCTTCTCCATATTAGTGAAGTCCATAGCAGCTGAGAGAGCATTAAAAGCAGCAGTTACAGTATAGATATTAGCCGCGAAGGTAGCATATAAATGAACTAAACCACCAAGACCTTGTGCTTGCCTAGCGAAATCTCTAGTTTGGTTAGTTCTGCCAGCTCCAGCAGTACCTCTATTTAGTCCGCCGGTAGACGCGTCAAGGGCAGCCGAAGCTGCCCTTACTTTACGAGGCCGTTCGGCACGATCTAGTTCTCTATTTAGTTCCGTTGCCTCACGAAGAAGAGCGGCTAGCCCATCTGCTGTTACGCCAACTTTAATATTTCTAGCTTCTGCCATAGGTTACCTCTTCTTTCTCTTTATTTCTTCTGTTTCGTACTTATCAAATAGTGTTATTATTAATAAGTAAGTTTGCTTGTCATCTATTCCGAATAGGTTCATTAAATTAGCTACATTTTCTATAGACTTACCGTGATACACACCGTTGAAACTATCTACTCTATCTGGGAGATAAGAGTATACTTTCCACGCTTCTTGTGCTTCTATAGGTAAGTCCTCTAGCTCTATAGGTATTTCTGACTCTACTGGGTCATTTCCAAGCTGTTCACACATATCAAAATAGGTATCTCTACTCATGTTAGCGTACCTATTTTGACTAAAATTCTTAATTTGTTCTGCTAGCTGCTCAAACTGTGAACTTACGAAAATTAGCTAAGTCACTAGTAATATCAGTAATAAAGCCATCGAATTCAACAGAATTCTTCATAAGGTAAAGAGCGTTATCTTCATTAAAGTCTAGCTCAACATCTAGATCTTTATGAGCGTCTAGGTCTACTAGGCACATATCTTCTAGATATTTTAGTTTTAGTCCTGACCAACCTTTAACTACTGCGGATACGTATGCCTTAGTAAATAGGTCTTCATTCAATTCTTCTACTGGCTGGCGAGTTCTCTTATCAAACTTCGTGGTAACGCAGCTCTTACGTAGCTTTAGTAGTTCTTCTCTAGAAAGGAAAGCCACTTTAACCTTGAACCCTGGCTTCTCAGAACTGTAGTCTACCTCTACTGTTTTAGAGGAGGTTAATAGGGATTGTAGTGAAACTACTGACATTTATTAGATTTCTCCAGTTAAGGAGGGCGCTAAGCCCTCCTTCTTTTATTACGCTACCCCGTAGTAAGAAACTACTAGGTTGTTTGTCTTGCTAATCTCATAGTCAGTGCCACTATAGCCCTGAGCAGTGAAGTTAATAACAGTTGATACAACGTCCTGAATATCTACAGTAGGTACTTGTAGCTGACAGCCATTCATTAGGCATTCAACACGAGTTGCACTAGCTGCACCGCCAATTTCGATTTGTAGTTTGAACTTGGTTTCAGAGGTGGTTGCTAGACCTGCTACGATATCGGCAAGTAGAGTCGAAGACTCGTTACTGCCCGTTTTTAGGTAAGCATTTAGAGCACCAGTAATAGAGCGGTTACCTGTAAAGTAACCAATAGCGTTGTTTACCACGCCCATATTCTCTGGAGTTAGGTACTCAATATTATTACTAATGGTTAGGTTACCACCAGTAATAGGTACAGTATAAGTTGTACCAGCTGTACCACTAATGTTAGATACTAGCGTAGTAGTACTTAGCTTGTTTGTGATATAGTTATCTGCTGCTGAAGGGAAAGCTGTATAATGAGTACCAGCAACGAATGTAAGGCTAGGGGTACTTAGAGTAGTACCAAAACCAGACCACGCAATCATAGCAATACCTGTAATATCAAATTGGATGTCAGCTTGGTTTACAGCACAGCTAGCTACTTTATACATCGTGTTATCTACCTTGAATAGTAGAGTAAATGACTGTAGAGAGTTTCTATTAGAACCAATAGTACTAGTAATAGCCTTACTAGCATCTTCTCGCCACTGACCTTTGAAGGCTTTAGGTGTACCAGCAAATGTAGGTGCGGTAGAGGTTAGGTCTGTATCAGTCTCAAATTTCACAACTTGAGTAGTAGTACCTGTAACGCTAGTAACTTTAAATTCTGCATTATAAGCGGTATTGCCAGCGATACCCCGAATAGTAATCATCTGGCCTACTGCGTCTGCTGCATCAGCGAATAGCTGCGCGCTAGTAGTTACTTGAGCTTCCGTAGCGCTATTACGCTGGCCAGCACTTAACGCAACTCCAGTAGCATCAATAGCTGCGGAACCCATTAGAGCGTTCCAAAGGAATTTCTCAGGAGCAGTTACAACGCCAGAAGCTAGGTAAGGTCTAATATAGGTGCTTAGACTCCATTCTACAGGGTTTAGTTTGCTATTAAAAGAACGCTCACCACGAACAGGAGCAGTTCCTGCTTCAGATAGTGTAATTGTTTGTTGTTCAGTATTCTGATTGAAGGTATATCCATCCATAACCTGAATTTCAAAGGTATTGGAAGTAGTAAAGTCTCCAAGCGTATCAGTAGTATTAGTGCTGATGAATACTTTAGTATTTCTACTTAAATTTACTGCCATATATTTCTCCTCGTCGAGGTTTTACAGCTTAAATAATCTTTATTATTTATTGTGCTATACCTCGTACCTAACTTGAAGAACAATTTCACCCACACCATATGGGGCCAGTAGTCCTTCGTCGGTTGTGATACTTGTTATTAGAATTTCTGTAGTATGTTTACCAGGAATATACTCAAGTCTTTCGTTAAGAGTAATTACGGTTTCCACATCTTCTAGTAGAAGTTCTAATTTTTCTAGTGGGTCTTCCTCTTGTACATATACTTTTAATGTAATACTAAGGTGCCCCCACTTAAACCCACCAGGTAGATACTCTCTAGTTTCGGGTCCTGGTACTATACAAATATAAGGCCAGTCATTTACCTCATCCCAGAATTTTAGTTTTGTAGATATATTAGCGGAATGAACTAGAGAGTTATAAGGACTAGACCCATTTATTAATGCTAGCTTTTCAGCTAGCACCTTAGCAATTGAGCTTCTTGATGACATAAGGGCCTCTTAAATACTGTGTGCGATTTTTAAATTCTATAGCCATTATACGATAGACTAAAAATAAAATCAAGTATATTTTCTTTATACATGCACCACTTTCATTCTAGTTTTTGTAAACTTAGTAGCCAATTCCCTAACGGACTCCCCAATAAGAATTCTGGGGTCTCTTTCAGGTATGCTACCTTGCTTGTACCCTGGCTCGAAGGTTTGATACGGATACTTCATATAAGTTAAGTAAGCAGTTAACTCAGCAGCTCTATTATCATACTGAAGGTTAGTAAGCTTTACACTACCAGCGAATCTACCTGTTTTGTACTGTAAGGCAGGTAAAAACATATTATCTGCTACTGTTTTTTTAAGTGCTGCTTGCATTAATAGTGCTAGCTTAGTCACAGAGGTGAAACTACCTTTTAAGTCTCTTAAAGCAGTACTTTTCTGCTCTTCTGCAAACTTAGCTTTGCTAGTAAATCTACCCTTAGCATCCTTAAGTATCTTATTTTCGGCTATATACTGCTCTACACTTTGAAACTTACCACTAGAGGATCGCAGCTGCTTAGTACCTACTGTAGAAGTTATTGGTTTTCCACGTAGTATAACGTTTGTTAGGTTATCTACTACTTCCTCGCGTAGACTTTTAGTAGTTTTGATATCAGAGATATTCTCAAGAACTTTAGCCACTACCCTATTTATGGAGCTCTCTGGAACATCTTTATTAACATCTATATCTACCAGTAGCTCGCCTACTTTATACTTAGAGTTCTTTATGAATGCTATAGTGGTTTGTAGTGATACACCATTACGTAGGAACTCTCTATATAAAAGAGCGTCTATTTGTTTCTGTAGCTCTTCTAGTGTCATCTTATAGCTCTATATAAGTCTAGAATACGCTTAATATGTGGAGGAAAGTCTGAATTAGTGACGTACTCGATAGATACACTACCAGAACTCTTTCTAGGGGTACCTTCTTTCTTGAGGTAGTAGTCCATTAAGTCATACAAGGCTAGTTTAAGGTCTGCTGGTACAGTACTATAGCCAGCTTTATATACTAATTTGTAAGCGTTTGGAGAATCCACAGTATCAGCGTTAAATAGTATAATCACATCTTTTGAGTTATCCAGTACATAGTCTGTATATACTGCTAAGGGTGTATACGTCTGACCATAATCACTGGAATAAGATACAGAAGTAATTGATACTATAGGGAACTCTTCAGGTGCGTAAGTAGTACTCCCACCATTATAGTACTCGGTTTTATCTGTTGTAAAATAATCAACAAAAGTTCTAGCACAATATGATTTTACTAGGGTGCTAACACTCAATGCTAGAGCTTCTAGTTTATCATCTTTATCTGTGCTGACAATTCCTGAGGCCGTCTTGTACTCGTCTAGATCAAATAGTAAGCTCATCGTTCAACCACCTGTATTTGAAAAGTTCTATCATCTGTGCGGTTTAGGCTAGTTACAATACGTACTCTAATAGAATACGTAGTATTTAGTGTGCCACCGGATAACCAAATTAGTACACCTGTATTATTAGTAATTACCGTGCTGCTATCAACTACTAAGTCTGCTGGTGCTGAACTCACTACAGTAGCCGTGGTAATAGTTTCACTAGTCTGTAAATAGTCTTCTGGACCAGTATTATTAGTCTTGGCTTTGAAGTCTACTAAGTAGTCTAGTACAGCGTTTGGGTCTTTCTTGAATTTCATGTACTATCCTTGTGTAACTGGAACTACTCTTGTGTCTTTCGGCACCGTTATAAGTCTATTTTCTTTGCTTATTGGTACTAGTCTATTCTCTTTTTGAATAGGTATTACTCTATACATTAAAATCTCCTAACTCTAATTATTCTAGATAGTGGAGTAGAAAGCAACTCCACTATCATAGTATAAAATAGTTTAGTTCTGAATATCCTTGAGCTAAACAGTTTACTGCGCATCTAAAGTTACCGAG